ACTTGCAGGCAATAGAACAGAAATAACATTTAACCCAACTGCTACTAGGTCAATAGCTATTCCAAATGCTTCGGGTACAATAGCACTAACATCAGATTTGCCAAGTGCAACGCCATGGAATCCAGATACAAACGGAATAAACTACCAGGCAGGTAATGTAGGTATTGGTACTTCAAGTACAAGTGGTGACGCTTTAACTGTTGATGGTCAGATAAAATCAACATCTATTGAGACTGGTTCAATTTTGGTTGAAGGAAACGCGACTATTGATGATGCACTTTCAGCAGGAACTGTTACAGCAGGTTCTGTTACAGCATCAAGTGCTACAGTTACAGGAACTGTTGCGGCTACTACATTAACAGGAAACCTAGTGGGTACGGTAGACACAACTACCACAGGAATAACACAGCCAAGTACAACAGACAACAATTTACTTGCTACTACAGCATTCGTTCAAGACTTATTGGGTGATATAGTAACAGGATTACAATTTCAAGAACTATGGAATGCGACAACAGACATTCCTGACCTTTCTACCGCTACTCCTAGTAACGGAGATTTTTGGATAGTAGAAGTAGCTGGTAATACAAACTTAAGTGGAATTACAAGTTGGGCCGTAGGTGATTGGGCTATATACATAGTACCAGCAGGTGGTGGTGCAGCGTTTTGGCAAAAAGTAGATAATACTACATCAATAGCAGGAAACGGTACAGGCAATCAGGTTGCAAAATGGAGTGGAGTAGGAGCTTCCACTACACTAACTAACAGTATTATAACATCAACCGCAACAGCAGTAGGTATAAATGTACTTGCCCCAACATCAGCACTAGAAGTTAGTGGAGAAATTGTAGGGACATTACTTGATATACAATCAAATGCTTTAATTCAGGGAAATCTTCAGGTAGATCAAAACATCACAGTTGACGGGAATGTAGGAATAAATGTTAATAATCCAACATCAGCACTAGAAGTTAATGGAGAAATTAAAGGAACATCGCTTGATATAGATGGTGGAGCTTTAATTCAAGCTAATTTAAATGTAGATCAAGATTTAAATGTGGATGGTGTTACAACATTAGGTTCTGTAACAGCTTCAGGTACTTTAGGTGTTACTGGAAATGCAACATTTGGAAATGTAGATATTCAAAACACATTAACTGTTGGGAATCCTGCTACATTTAGCTCAGAGGTTATTACGCCAGAATTACAGGTTGATAAAATACTTATTGAAATTCCAGGTAATACAATAAAAGTAAAAAACCCAGGGGTTGCTGACCAATTAGAAATTACAGGTGAAAGTGGTGTTGATGTTGTAAGTGGAGATGGATTAACATTAGAAGTTTCAGATGTTTTTGATTTTAGGGGCTCGGCAGGAATAAATGTTTTTAATGGAAACGTATTAAGTGCTTCCCTGGATGTTAGTCAGATAACAACATCAAGAAATTTTCTGTTTCCTGATAACAATGGAACTATAGCGCTACTAAGTGATATCACACCAACAACTGGGCCTTCAGAATGGGTAGGTCAGATAATTCAGAACGGTACTTCTGTTCCAGTGATTGCAACCTCACAAACATCTACATTATTTGTAGGAGACCGAGTAACCACTCCTACCGCATTTAGGGATATAACATTTTCTAGAAATGCAGTGGGAACTTATAGGCTTGCAGTAAATTGGACTCAAAGTACAGTTCCAACAGACGCAACTAAATTAGCTGTAATGTTTGGAGATAACGTGGCTAGAGTGTATACTTTTACTCTTGGGTCAATAGCAGGAGTAAACTATAAAGAGTTCCTTTTTAGAACATACACCCCAGCAGGAGTTGAAGCAGATGACCAATTACTTGGTATAAACGGGGCTATGACAAGCGTAATTCTTTACTAATAAATAGCAGTCTAACATTACAAAGTACCTCTGTTTATTCGGGGGTATTTTTTTTTGCTTATATTTGTTGTAAATTAAATTAAATGGAACAAATAAGAAAAATATCAATAGGCGCTGATTATAAATCAGGAGCCATGCATTATATTCTAAATCAAGAAATATTTGGTGGTACACATGTAATTCATTTAATTAAAAAAAATGAATCAAAGCAATCACTAACTATTTTTATTGAAAACAAAAAGGGAGAAATATTTCTTTGGAAAGAATTTAATTCTTCTATTCCTGTTTCAATTGAATATAATATATATTTTGAATGAAATCACCTTTTTATTTTATAGTAAAACCTAAAGACAATAGGAGATACGATAACACTAAAAAAATAGGTAATATAGATTTTATTACCAGTACATCAAAGGAAGACCATATCGCATCTAACCGATATGCAGTAGTGGTAGAAACTCCAATAAACTACTCTGGTCCTATAGAAATAGGAGACATGCTTTTAGTTCATCATAATGTTTTTAAATATTATAATGATATGAAAGGAAAAGAAAAAAGTGGAAAAAGTTTTTTTAAAGATGATTTATTTTTTATAGATAACGATCAGTTTTTTATGTATAAACATAATGATGTTTGGAATGCACATTCTAAATATTGTATGATAAAACCAATACCTAAAAAAAGTTATTATTTAAAAAGTCATGAAGAAGAAGAACCCTTAATGGGTTTAGTAAAGTATTCTAATAAATACTTAATCAGTAAGGGAATTAATAAAGGCGACAAGATTTCTTTTAAACCAGAAAGTGAATATGAGTTTGTGGTAGATGGAGAAAAATTATACAGAATGTTTGACCATCAAATAACTTTATCTTTATAATATGGATGTAGATGAAATAAAATTAAGGATTATAAAAGCTGGTGAAAAAGCTGTTAATCAATTAATTAAAGTTGCAGAAGAACATATAATAAAATATGGAGAAGATGATGAACTTGCTGCAGACAAATTAAAAAATGCTGCTGCTACAAAAAAATTAGCCATATTTGATGCTTTTGAAATACTTACAAGAATAGAAGCAGAAAAAAATATGATAGAAGGAAACACTACAAACCAAAAACAACCAACACAGGGATTTGCAGAACGAAGATCAAAATAGTTTAATAAAGGAATTAACTAATTTCTTACCTAAAACTGTTATAGTTAATAAAAACAAGGCTAAAGCTTGGGATTATGGTTATAATGAAAAATACGACTTTGTAGTTATTTCAAAAACTGGAGAAATTCAAGACATTATAGAAATAAGCGGAATAAGAATAGCACTTCCAAAGCCACCTAAAAAAATACATTCAAGAAGTAAAAAGAAATCTGAACAATATTGGGAGTCTTTTGAGTATCCGAAAAACTTACAAAAAATAAAATCTATATTCCAATGGCATGCAGCTCCTTCATCATTTAAGGACGAGTGGGTAGATTATATTGAACAAGAATTTGATAGAAGAGAAGAAGGTTTTTGGTTCATGAATAATGGTGTTCCTACTTATATTACGGGTTCTCACTATATGTATATTCAATGGACAAAGATAGATATTGGTCTTCCAGATTATAGAGATGCAAATAAAGTTTTTTATTACCATTGGGAAGCTTGTAAGGCTGACAAAAGAAGTTTTGGGCAAGATTATTTAAAAATAAGACGTTCAGGATTTTCTTATATGGCTAGTGAAGAAGCTAGTAACATAGGGACAATAAGTAAAGATGCTAGGATAGGTATTTTGTCTAAGACAGGATCTGATGCTAAAAAAATGTTTACAGATAAAGTTGTTCCAATTGTAAATAATTACCCTTTCTTTTTTAAACCTGTGCAAGATGGTATGGATAAGCCTAAGACAGAACTAGCGTTTAGAGTTCCTGCATCTAAGATTACAAAAAAGAACATGTATCAGGAGGATGAAAATACTGTAGAAGGCTTAGATACTTCTATTGACTGGAGAAACACAGGAGACAACAGCTATGATGGAGAAAAATTAAAACTACTTATTCATGATGAATCAAAAAAATGGGAAAAACCTAATAACATACTAAACAATTGGAGGGTTACAAAAACGTGTTTGCGTTTAGGTAGTAAAGTTATTGGAAAATGTATGATGGGTTCTACTGCTAATGCATTAGAAAAAGGTGGAGATAATGGTAAGAAATTATATTTTGATTCTAAAGTTAATAACAGAAACCGTAATGGACAAACTAAGAGTGGTTTGTATAGTTTGTTTATTCCAATGGAATATAACATGGAAGGTTTTATAGATAGATATGGAATGCCTATATTTAAAACTCCAAAAAATCCAATAATGGGTATAGATGGAGAATACATAAAACAAGGCGCTGTTGATTATTGGGAGGCTGAAGTAGATAGCTTAAAGAATGACCCTGATGCATTAAATGAATTTTATAGGCAATTTCCTAGAACAGAATCACATGCTTTTAGAGATGAAAGCAAGCAGTCTTTATTTAATTTAACTAAAATATATCAACAAATAGATTACAATGATTCCTTAATAAAAGATAGATTTCTAACAAGAGGTTCTTTTTCTTGGAAAGATGGGATAAAAGATACTCAAGTTATATTTAGTCCTAATCAAAAGGGTAGATTTTTAATATCATGGACTCCAAATAAACAACTACAAAATAATTACAATACAAGAAACGGCTTAAAATTACCAGGGAATGAACACATTGGTGCGTTTGGTTGTGATAGTTATGATATATCAGGTACTGTAGGAGGTGGAGCATCTAATGGAGCATTGCATGGACTAACAAAGTTTCACATGGATGAAGCTCCTGTTAATGAGTTTTTTTTAGAATATGTGGCTAGGCCTCAAACGGCAGAAATGTTTTTTGAAGATGTGTTAATGGCTTGTGTTTTTTATGGAATGCCTATACTTATAGAAAATAACAAACCTAGATTGTTATATCATTTTAAGAATAGGGGTTATAGGAAATATAGTATCAATAGACCTGACAAACCATATAATAAACTTTCTATAACAGAAAAAGAATTAGGGGGTATGCCTAATAGTTCTGAAGATATAAAACAAGCACATGCAGCAGCAATAGAATCTTATATAGAAAAACATGTGGGATTTGATTTAGAAGAAAGTTATAGAGATCGTGATGTAATAGGTTCTATGTATTTTACTAGGACTTTAGAAGATTGGGCTAGATTTAATATTAATAATAGAACAAAATTTGATGCTTCAATTAGTTCTGGATTAGCTATAATGGCTTGTCAAAAAACACTATACCAACCTTTAAAAACAAAATCAAAAATAAAACTTAACTTTGCTAAGTATGATAATAAAGGAAGTTATAGCCAAATTTTAAGATAAATGAAGGACGTAAAAATAAATATTAACTCTACAGGATTTCCAAGTCAATTTGTTTCTGATGCAGAAAAAGCATCACTTAATTTTGGATTACAAATAGGACAGGCTATTCAATATGAATGGTTTAGAAAAGATGGTGGACAAAGTAGATTTTATAATCAATGGGCTGATTTTCATAGATTAAGACTTTATGCTAGAGGAGAGCAATCTATACAAAAATACAAGAACGAATTAGCTGTAGATGGAGATTTAAGTTACCTTAATTTAGACTGGACTCCAGTACCTATTATTCCAAAGTTTGTGGACATTGTAGTTAACGGTATGGCCGACAGGATTTTTACTGTAAATGCTTATGCTCAAGATGGAATGTCTTTAGATAAAAGAAGCAAGTATCAAGTTAGTTTAGAAAAAGATATGCTTGCTAAGGACATGGTAAATCAAATTGAAAAACAATTTGGTGTAAACCCATCTAACATGCCTCCTGATGAAATTCCAAGTACTTCAGAAGAGTTAGCGCTTCACATGCAAATGAAATATAAGCCATCTATAGAAATAGCTGAAGAAGAAGCTGTTAATACTGTATTGGCTGAAAACAGATATAACGAAACTCAGAAAAGATTATACTACGATCAAACTGTTTTAGGAATACAAGTATGTAAAAATACTTTTCAACCCGGAGCCGGAATAAAAGTAGAGTATGCTGACCCTGCTAGTGTAGTGTATAGCTATACTGAAGATCCTAATTTTCAAGATTGTTTTTATTGGGGTGAAATTAAAACCCTTCCAATTATTGAATTAATAAAAATTGATCCTAGCTTAACTAGGGTTGATATGGAAGAGATATCTAAATACAGCCAAAGTTGGTATGACTACAACAATACAGCTCAGTATTATAATAATAGTTTATTTAGCAAAGACAGTGCAACTGTTATGTTTTTTAATTATAAAACAACTAAAACATTTACCTACAAAAAGAAAGTAAATGCAGCAGGAGCAGAAAGAGTAATTGAAAAAGATGATACTTTTAATCCTACAGAAGAAATGATGGAGGAAGGAAACTTTGAAAAAATTTCTAAAACCATTGATGTTTGGTATGAGGGAGTAATGGTTATGGGTACTAGTATTTTACTTAAATGGGAAATGTCAGAAAACATGGCAAGACCACAATCCGCATCTCAAGAAGTATATCCAGAATTTATAGCTTCTGCACCAAGAATGTATAAAGGAGCTTTAGAATCTTTGGTAAGACGTATGATTACATTTGCTGATTTAATTCAGATTACACACTTAAAATTACAACAAGTAATATCTAGAGTTGTTCCAGATGGTGTATACATTGATGCTGATGGATTGAGTGAAGTAGATCTTGGAACAGGTCAGGCTTATAATCCTGAAGATGCATTAAGGATGTTTTTCCAAACAGGTTCTGTTATTGGTAGAAGTTATACTCAAGATGGAGATTACAACCAAGCAAAAATCCCTATTCAACAACTTAATAGTAATTCAGGTCAAGCAAAAATTCAAAGTCTTATAGGTAGTTATAATCATTATATGTCAATGCTTAGAGACGTAACTGGATTAAACGAAGCAAGAGATGGGTCTACTCCAGATTCTTATGCTTTAGTTGGATTACAAAAACTAGCTGCTTTAAGTAGTAACACTGCAACAAGACATATATTAGATGCAAGTTTACAAATGTCACAAAGATTGTGTACAGCATTATCTAGTAGAATTGCAGATATGCTTCAATATTCTCAATTTAAAGAAGAGTTTGTAAATCAAATAGGTAAGTTTAATGTAGGTCTAATAGAAGAGATTAAGGATTTATATTTAAGTGATTTTGGAATATTTATAGAAATAATTCCAGATGAAGAAGAAAGAAAATTACTAGAGCAAAATATTCAAATGGCTCTTCAAAGAGATTCTATAAACTTAGAAGATGCAATTGATATTAGAGAAATAAGAAATATTAAATTGGCTAATCAAGTTTTAAAATTAAAACGTAAAGCTAAACAAGATTTAGAACAGCAACAGAAAGCAGCAGTAGCTCAACAACAAGCTCAAATAAATCAGCAATCACAGCAGATGGCAGCTCAATCAAAAATGCAACAATTCCAAATGGAAAGCCAAGCAGCCATACAACTAGAGAAAGCAAAAGCAGAATTTTCTGTTCAAAAAATGAAAGGTGAAGCTGCTATAAAAGCTGAGTTAATGAATTTAGAATTTAACCTCAACATGAAACTAAAAGGAGTTGAAGTTGAAGGATTAAAAAGCAGAGAAATTCAAAGAGAGAGTGCTAAATCTAATAGAATATCTCAAGCAAATACAGAACAGTCTAAATTAATAGAGCAAAGGAAAAACAATTTACCTCCAGTCAGCTTTGAATCATCAGAAGATAGCTTAGATGGTTTTGATTTAGCTGAATTTGAACCTAGGTGATTTTATTAAAATTAAATTTAAATTATATATATAACTTTGTAAAAAATTAAATCAAATGGAAATTAAAGTATCTGAAGTAAACCCTTTAGAACAAAAGTCAGTTCAAGAGGTAGAAAAAAATCTTTTAGACAAACATGAAAAAGAATTAATGTTTGGGCAGGTGGAATCTGAAAACTTGTCAGAGGTAAAAGAAGAAGAAAAAGAAGAAGTTTCTCCAACTATAAAGGATGAAGACGTTCTTTCATATATTAATAATAGATATAATAAAGACATATCTTCAGTAGATGATTTATTTTCTCAAAAAGAAATAAATGAAGAACTACCAGAGGATGTTTCTAAATATTTAAATTTTAAAAAAGAAACTGGTCGGGGTTTTAATGATTTTGTAAAAGCCAATAGGGATTACGATGATTTAAACGAAGACCAAGTGTTAGCAGAATATTATTCTTTAACAGAAACTGATTTAGATAATGATGATATTCATTACCTAATTGAAGATAAGTTTTCATACGATGAAGACTTAGATGATGAAAAAGAAGTTAAAAAGAAAAATATAGCTAAAAAAAGAGAACTTTCTAAAGCTAAAAAGTATCTTAATGATTTTAAAGAAAAATACAGCGTTCCTCTTGAGTCAAGTGGGAAAGCTATTTCTGAAGAAAACAAAAAGGAACTTGAAGCTTACCAAAGTTATATTCAAGAATCTAAAACAGTTCAAGAAGCTAATCTTAAAAAGAATGAGTATTTTGAAAAAAGAACAAGTGAAGTTTTTAACTCTGAATTCAAAGGTTTTGAGTTCGAAATAGGAGATAAAAAAATAGGTTATTCTTATGGAGATGCACAGGAAATGAAAGCGAAACAAATGGATCTGAATAATTTCATAGGTAAATACCTAGGAGATGACGGATTGATTAAAGACGCAAAAGGTTGGCATAAAGCAATTAGTGCTGCAATGGATCCTGACCGCTTTGCAAAGTATTTTTATGAGCAAGGTAAAGCCGATAGTGTAGGAGATATTTCTAAACAAAGTAAAAACATCAATATGAAGATGAGAGGTACTCCACAAGCAATAGGTGAAACAGGATTTAAAGCAAGACAAATTAATGACGCATCTGGAAAAGGTTTAAGAATAAGAAGTAAAAATAAATAAATAACAATTTTAAAAATTAAAAAAAATGGCAGGATCAGTACAGAATGTTCCAGGGTTTGACTTACAGCCAAGCTCAGAACAAGTCTTATTACAGACAAATTACATTACTAACTTTGATTTCTTGAATCAGTATCTTCCAGATACTTACGAAAAAGAATTTGAACGTTATGGAAACAGAACAGTAGCATCATTCTTAAGAATGGTAGGCGCTGAAATGCCTTCTAACTCAGACCTTATTAAATGGGCAGAGCAAGGAAGACTACACACGAAGTATACAAATGTAACTTCAGCAGGAGCAGCAGGAGTTGATACAGCAACGTTGACAATTGGAGATGCCTTAGTACCAGGTTCTGGTTCTATAGCTATTCGTGTTGGACAAACAATTATGTTATCTGATAGTACTGCGGCCTCAACTAATAGCAACAAGGCAATTGTAACAGCAGTAGATACTGCAGCAGGAACAATTGATGTAGCTTATTATGAAGCAGCAGGACAAACAATGGCAGCAGCAGTTGTATGTTCATTGTTTATTTATGGTTCAGAATTTCAAAAAGGTTCTATCGGAATGCAAGGTCAACTTGAAGCTGATGATTCTATATTTGAAAACTCTCCAATTATCATTAAAGACCGTTACGCAGTATCTGGTTCTGATATGGCTCAAATTGGATGGATTGAAGTAACTACAGAAAACGGTGCAACTGGATTCTTATGGTACATGAAATCAGAACATGAAACTCGTTTACGTTTTGAGGACTACCTTGAAACATCAATGGTTGAAGCCGTACCAGCAGAAGCAGGTGGTGGAGCAGCAGCAATTGTAGAAGGAGTTGCATCTGGAGTAGGTAACAAAGGTTCAGAAGGTATGTTCTATGTTATTGAAAATAGAGGTAATGTTTGGGCAGGTGGAAATCCTAATGCATTAGCAGATTTTGATGCAATTATTTCTCGTCTAGATAAGCAAGGTTCTATTGAAGAAAATGTTATTTTCTTAAACAGAGACTTTGGATTTGATATAGATGATATGTTAGCACAACAAAACTCTTATGGAGCAGGTGGTACATCTTATGGTCTTTTTGACAATGACGAAGAGATGGCTTTAAATCTAGGATTTACAGGATTCCGTAGAGGTTATGATTTCTACAAAACAGACTGGAAATACCTAAACGACCCAACAATGCGTGGAGATATCGTAGGTGGAGCTGTTAATGGTGTTTTAGTACCAGCAGGTTCAACTACTGTATATGACCAAGTATTAGGAAAGAATGCAAAGCGTCCTTTCTTACATGTTCGTTACAGAGCTTCAGAAACTGAAGACAGACGTTATAAGACTTGGATTACAGGTTCTGCAGGTGGAGCAGCTACTTCTAGCTTAGATGCTATGGAAGTAAACTTCTTATCTGAAAGAGCTTTATGTACTTTAGGTGCTAATAACTTCTTTATTTTCACAAACTAGAAGTAAATTATTAAAAGGGAGTGAAATTAAGTAGCTCCCTTTTTTTTATTATAAATTAAATTTAAATTCAATAAAAATGGCAGTAAAAAAGAAACAAGTATTTGTAGATAAAATCTACAAATTAACACAAGACAAAGCACCTTTAAGCTATACTATTCCTTCAAGAAATTCAAAAAGAAAATCATTATTATGGTTTGATGAAGAAACTGGAGAAAATAAAGCATTGCGTTATGCAAAAAATACAAAAAGTGTTTTTGAAGATGAGCAAGATAAAAATGTTATTTTAGAGCCTATCGTCTTTGAAGATGGTATGTTGTTTGTTCCAAAACAAAATCAGATATTACAAAAATTCTTATCTTATCATCCATCAAACGGAAATATGTTTGAAGAAGTTGATAAAGAAAAAGATGCAAGTGTAGATGTAGAGTCTTTAGATTTGGCACTAGAGTCTCAATTAATAGCAAAAGAACTAAGTATTGAAATGCTTGAAACTATTGCTAGAGTTGTAATAGGTTTAAGGATTGAAAATTTAACCTCTTCAGAATTAAAAAGAGATGTTAGGATGTTTGCAAAAAGATACCCTAATGACTTTATGGAGGCTATGAATGATCCTTTATTAAAGCTTCAAAACAAATGTGCTAATTATTTTAGTGAAAGTCTTTTAACACTTAAAAACAAAAAAGATGTTTATTACAATTTAAAAGGTAATAAAAATAAATTACTAACTGTTCCTTATGGAGAAGATCCATTATTTATAGTGGCGTCATTTTTACAGAGTGATGAAGGGTTAGAAGTTTTAAAGATATTAGAATCTAAAATGAAATAATATCTTACAATAATTATATATAAAGAGGCTTCAAAATATGAAGCCTCTTTTTTTGTATCTTTGTGAAAACGATTTTATAAATGGCCTCGATAATAAACACAGTAAGAGCTACTGTTCTTTCAATTGCTAATAAGAACAATTACGGGTATATAACTCCAAATGATTTTAATTTGTATGCAAAGCAAGCTCAATTAGATATATTTGAAGATTACTTTTATCAGTACAATAGTTGGATTGTAAAGCAAAATGCAAGAGTGTCTGGAAGTAATTATGCTAATATTGTAAAATCATTAGTTGAAGTTATAGATAGCTTTTCATCTACTAAAGGATTAATAAACACAGGAATCAATTTATTTGATTTGCCTGATGATTACTATTTGATAGATAAAGTAAACTACTATCCAAATATTACTACTACAGGAACTATTACTTTTGGTTCAATTGGAACAACTTTAATTGATTCGGCTGCAAATTTTCTAGGATTAGTAGGTGGTTCAATTCCTGTAAAACCAGGTATGTTAATAACAAACACAAGCGCAGGAGGATTATATTCAGGAGCAAGTGCATTTGTCGTTAGTGTAGATAGCAATACTCAGTTAACAATATCAAGTAATGATTTTCTAACTGGAAGTTTTGGAGATACTTCTTATACTATATTAAACACAAAAGGTATTACAGAAGTAGAAAGAGTTTCTCAGAATAAAATATTTTATTTAAATTCCACACCACTCACATCACCAGGTCTTTTATTTCCTGCGTATGTATTAGGTGGAGCTAATAATATAAACACGGGTAATACTATTACTGTTTATCCTGAATCTATTGTTAATGCAGGTACAGTTGTTTCTCAATATATTAGATACCCTAAAGATCCTAATTGGACATATGCTACATTAGCAGCAGGGGAGCCTCTGTTTGATGAGTCAGCAGCTGATTATCAAGACTTTGAATTACCTTTATCAGATCAAGTTAATATTATAAATAAAATATTACAATACGCAGGTATGTCTATAAGAGAAGTAACATTAACTCAGTTTGGTCAAGTACAGGATCAACTAGATGATAAACAACAATCATAAAAAATGGCATATATAACAGATTATCAATACTACGAAAATGGAGGACTAAATCCTGAAGATGAAAATTGGGGGTCTTACCAATATGTATCTTTAAATGATATAGTAAATAATTTTATAGTTATGTATGTTGGAAACGACAAACTAATTAATAATGTTGAAAGGTATAATATTTTATTTCATGCTAAAAGAGCTGTACAAGAGTTAAATTATGATTCTTTAAAAGAAATTAAAATTTTAGAATTACAAGTTTGTGACACATTAAGGTTTGTTTTACCTCCTGACTATGTAAATTGGGTTAGAATATCAATGTATAAAAATGGAACATTATTTCCATTAACTGAAAATATTCAAACTAATTGGAGTAATGCATATCTACAAGATAATAATTGTAGAATTTTATTTGACCAAGATGGAAATATTTTAAAGCCTGAAAATTCTACTTTAGATATTGACAGAATAACAGGAAGTAAAAAAAGTATATACTTAAACCAACAAAGCGCCTATAATGGACAGGAAGGTTATTTTTATAATGGCATATGGTACTTTGAATATCCTGTTGGAGCAAGATATGGATTGAATACAGAAACAGCAAATGCTAATCCTACATTTAAAATAAATAAAAAAGGAGGTGTAATTAATTTTAGTTCTGATGTTTCAGGTGAGTTAATAGTTCTAGAGTATGTATCTGATGGAATGGAGAATGGAGATGACTCTGAGATAAGTGTAAATAAATTATTTGAAGAGTTTATATACTCTTACATGAAGTATGTAATACTCTCAAGTAAATACGGTATTCAAGAATACATCATAAACAGGTCTAGAAAAGAGAAATCAGCACTCCTAAGGAACGCAAAATTAAGATTGAGCAATATACACCCAGGAAGATTATTAATGAATCTAAGAGGTCAAAATAAGTGGATAAAATAGTATGGCTAAGATTCAAAAGAATTTCATAAAAGGACGAATGAATAAAGGCGTTGATGAACGATTAGTTCCTCAAGGTGAATATGTTGATGCTTTAAATATACGATTAGGTTCTACTGAAGGAACTGAGATTGGAGCTGTAGAAAACTCAAAAGGAAATGAGCTACTAGTGCAGCTTAAGTTTGGTGGTCAAGCATTAAGTAGTAATGCTAGATGTATTGGAGCTTTTGAAGATGGCGGTAACGAAACTATATATTGGTTTATTAATGATCCTACTAATCTTATTTCAGCCGTAACAGGAAAAGTTGATTTAATAGTTTCTTTTAATGCTAGATTAGGTTCAGTTTTTTACCATGTAATATCTACTTCAGTATTAAATTTTGACAGTAAGTATTTAATAAATGGAATAAATCTTATAGACGGACTATTGTTTTTTACTGACAATTTAAATCCACCTAGAAAAATAAATGTAAATAGAACATATTCATCTCCCATCTCTGGTGTGGATAATGTTACAGAACAAGACATTGGTGTTATATTAGCACCGCCATTAAATTCTCCAACTATACAGCAATTTAATTTAGGGGGTGATGAAAACTACATGGAAGAATTATTCCTAAGTTTTGCATATAGATGGCAATATGAAGATGGAGAGTACTCAGCTATATCTCCGTTTTCACAAACAGTTTTTAGCCCTGGCCCTTTTTTATTAGATTACAGTACGTTTGATAATGCAGCAATGGTTAATTCTTTTAATAGTGCAAGAATAACTTTTGAAACAGGGGGCAGAAATGTAGTTGCAGTTGATGTTCTTTTTAAATTCTCTACAAGTCAAAGCGTAAATGTAATAGAAAGATTTAAAAAAATAGATGAAGGTTGGTCTGATAATGAAACTAAAAACATTACGTTCACTAACAAAAAAATATTTACAGCATTACCTACAGAGCAATTGCTTAGATTATTTGATAATGTACCTCGAATTGCGCAAGCTCAAACATTAATGGGTAATAGATTAATGTATGGTAATTATGTTGATGGATATAATGTCGCTGACAGTGTGGGAAAGCAAATAGATTTAGACTATGATTTAACAGTTATATCAACTCCTTTAAGCGAAGAAGATATACAAGCAGCAAAAGTACCACAAAACTACAACATAGGAATATCTACATCTGTTGATGACGCTACAATAAAAATAGACTTTGGAGGATTGGAATTAATTGAAGGTGCTCAAATAGGTGTTTCGTTTAATTACAAAGGAAGTATTTTTAATGGAGACACTTCATATTTTACAGATGGAACACAACCTAGAAATGAATTTGTTTTTACATTTTTATTTAATTTACAAAGAGATTATTTAAATGTTAATGATTTGGCTAGTAGCCCAGAGTTTGAAATTGCAGTAAGCGAATTTGTGTCACCTGCTAACTCAAGTTGCTTTACTAATTTTCCACCTACATCTGGAGGAACAAGTGGTTCTTCTTTAACTGACATTTACAACTGTCAAATACAAACCAGAATTGAATGGGTTTACGATAAGTTTGGTATAACTCAAACAAATGAAGGCTTTGGAATTGGAACTTCTTTAGGTAGTAACATTATAAGTTTTACTATACCTGCTTTAAGATTTCAAAAACTAGACCTTACTGATCCTGCAAATCCTGTATTTTTTAACCCTCCAGTACTAGCGTATGAGTATATTTCAGCTATAAATGGAGTGGGATTGTATTCTAAAGACGGTTCTAAGCAATCATTACACAGTAATAGAGATTATGAAGTTGCTATTGTTTATATGGATGAATATGGGCGCAGTACTACTGCGTTAGTAGACACAGATAACACTGTTTTTGTTTCATGCGGCAGTTCAGTTGACCAAAACAACATTAGGGTTCAGTTAAATAATTTCCCCCCTTATTGGGCAACAAAATATAAATTTGTTATAAAGGAATCTGAAGGCGAATACAGAACTATTTATTCTCAAATATTTTTTCCAGAGGAAGAAACAGGAGATGTATGGTTTAAAGTTGAAGGAGATAACAGAGACAAGATAAAAGATAATGGTATTTTGTATCCAAAAAGAGACACTGGAGGAGCTGTTTTAAATTGTACTACTACAAAAGTTTTAGCTTTTGAAAGCCAAGTAGAGGATTTTTTATGTAGAAAAAATTCTGATGGTGATGTTATAAGTGGTACTTGTGGTCAGCCAACCGGAACATATATGAAATTAAGACCGTCAGGGTTTAACGCTAGTGCTCCACCAGATGCTTTTATAAACAGGACAGGCAATAGTACAGGTGGTTTTTCTATAGCATCAGTTTCGATTGATGTTGAAGATACGCTTGCCAATCCCCCGACATTTAGTCCTTATACCATCCCTCCTGGAAGTATTATTCAGATAAAATTTCGTTTAAACAGGGATAAAAGAGGAGGTTTATGTGGTAGTAGAACTTACATTTACGACAAAACTTTTACCTCTGGTAGCCAGTATGATTCTCTATACGATTGGGCTATAGGAGAGAATATAGATTTTACAAATGGTGTTTCAGGCGGTTCAGATGATAGTACTAATAATGTTTCTTTTGATAGCCAAATATATTCTTATCCGCAGACACAACCAAATGCTAATTTTGGCCCAGGAGGCCCAGGAGAAACCGTTATATTTTTTCAAAGAAGTGTATCTACTGGAAAATTCTTTATGTCTATTCAAACAGGTACTCCTGATTGTGTTGGTTTTAATAGAGAACGTTCAGAAGGAACAATAGAAACAATAATAAATAGAGCTTCAACTTTAATGGTGTTTGAAACCGAGCCAATACCTGCTAATGATGAACTATATTATGAAAATGAACAGACATTTGATATTGTAAGTGGATTTCATTTATCGGGAGATGCCGATGCTGACCAAAATCAAACAGCTAGTTTACCAGCTATAATAGACTTAACATTTTTTAATTGTTATTCATTTGGTAATGGTGTAGAAAGTGACAGGATATTAGACGCTTTAACAAAACCATCTTTATCATTAGGGGAAAAAGTAACATCTGTTGCTCAAGAACAATACAGAGAAATACATCGTTTCTCTGACGTAACCTATAGCGGTAACTTTAATCAAGAAACAAACCTAAATAAGTTAAACCAATTTAATTTAACTTTAGCAAACTTCAAGACATTAGAGACTTCTTATGGCCCTATTAGAAAAATGCATGCAAGGCAAACAGATATACTCACTATTCAAGAAGACAAGATATCTTATCTTTTAGTTGAAAAAGACCTTCTTTCTGACGCAGGAGGGGGTGGAGCATTAACATCTGTCCCATTGGTTTTAGGTAAGCAAATTGCTAGGATTGAAGAATATGGAATTAGTAATAATCCTGAAAGTTTTTCTTCCTATGGCGCTGATGTTTATTTTACAGATGCAAAAAGAAGCAGTGTAGTTAATTTAAAAGGAGAGTCTAGAGGAGGTGTTGCCGATAAGCTTTCTGTAATTTCTCAAGTAGGTTTGAGGTCTTGGTTTAGAGATTTATTTATTGATTCTTTTGAAACTCAAAAAATTGGGGCATTTGATCCATACATGAATGAATATGTGTTAAGCTCTAATGATATTTTAATACCTCAAGTTGAAATAGATAGAAACTGTGGATATACTTTATTACAAGAAAATTCTATTGCTCCTATTTCTTTTAATTTAGATTGTACAACTCTAATTGGAGATGTGTCTATTGATTACGCAATTTCATCAATAAATGGAGTTAATATATCTGTTGATTATAATGGAGTTAATGTTCTAAATAATAATGTAGTAGGTTCAGGAAGTGTTTCTTTTTCAAAATCACAAACAAATCCTATTTTAGCACAAGTAAAAATAACTCCATTAGGAGCAGCAACTTATGAAATGTCATTTGGATGCCCTCAAGGAGAGCAATTAACAGTTACTCAAATTGTTGTTAACTTTGAAGGAGAAGCATCAAAAACAACTACAACAAGATATAGATGGGAGTTAGCAGGAGACTCTAGTCCATACAATACAAATTCTATTATACTTGAAGCCGATACAATTTCATTGTTTGAGTCACAAACAAATCAAACATCATTCGGCTCTATACCAACTGAGGGAGCTACTGTTACAATGCAAAGTAGACAATTAGCAGGACAGGATTTTGTATTTGACTCTACTAAAGATAAGTTTAAGTATTTAGTGTCTAATGTTCAATATACTGAGGCAACCATAAACACTTTGTTGCCGCTGTTAAATACTGCTACACCAATTACAGGAGGCCCTTTAGACTATGACGCATCTTTTGTTTATAATAATTTATCTAATGATGATTTCCTTTACCTTGTTTGGGACTTTAGGGAGCCGACAGCAATTGAGTTATGTTACAACCAAACAAACGAAGTAGATGCATGTTGTGATTGCGCACCTTAAAAATAAAAAAAATGAGTTTAGTAAATAAGTATATTAATTCAGATAATTTTTTAACTGCAACTGCGGTTTATAACGATGTTAATTTAACGGTGTTAGCACCAGATGGATTCTATCAATCTGCAGGAAGATACAGACAGCAATTGTCAGGTGTTTTAGGTCAGTCTACAGCTTGTCCTGATTGTAGTCCTAGGTCATTGTATAGAACAGATGAAGAAACAGATGTTTGCGATGACTACTGTACTAGTTCGGCTTATGACATGGATGTAGAGTTTACAACAAATCCTGCAAGAGATTATGATGACTTAACTATTGGAGATGAGATTGTTGGAGGTCTTTCACCTGATGGCTTCTATGCGGTTTCCCCATATATAGCAACTACGGGTGCTTCTAAAAGTTTATGGAAAATATTAGAAATAGAAAACGATATAATAATTGACATTTTTAACTGTGGACTTACTCAGTGTGATGAGTTATAAAAAAAAATAATTATGGAAAATTACACCTTAACATATAGTGAATCTGTAAATGGATGGCCTTCATTTTACAGCTATTTTCCAGAGATGGCTCTGGGAATGAATCAGTATTTATACTCTTTTAATAATGGAAATCTTTATAGGCATAACACTAATGAAAGACGAAACAGTTATTACGGAGTTGATTATGAATCTACAATAACCAGTGTTTTTAATCAAATGCCAACAACATCAAAGGTGTTTAAGACTATTGAACTGGAAAGTGATGATGCCTGGAACTGTGAACTAGTATCTGATTTAGGAGCAGGCTACATGCCTGACAGTTACTTTGTTGAAAAAGAAGGTGCGTTTTTTGCTTTTATAAGAAGACTAGAAGGTGTTAATAATTTAGCCTTAAGATCAGCTCAAGGATTAGGGACACTTTCAAGCACGACAGGTGTAGGACCAGCTGCTATAACAATAACATTTGATTTTGCCATTGATTCAATAATGAGTATTGGAGACGTTGCTTTTACAGATTCAATAATTGGGCCTGTAGAAATAGGAGCAATAACAGTCATAAGTCAAGATAGAAAAACGATTACAATAGGAGCACCTACATATGTAGGAGCTGTTCCTAGCTCATATATATTGTATGTTAAAAATAGCGTTGCTGAGTCATATGGAACATTGGGGTATTTCTTACAATTTAAGTTAAGTAATTCAAACACTAGTGCTGTGGAACTTTTTACTGTTGATTCAGATGCGTTCAAAAGTAATCCTTAGTTTTTTGTATCTTTGTTTTAATGAAATTTAATATAAGGAAATTAAATCAAGAAGATTACGACTCTATTTTAGTTGATTGGTGGAAAGATTGGAGATGGACACCACCTCCAAAAGATTTCTTACCAGAAAATGGTACAGGAGGTTTTATTGTTTATGACGAAGATATTCCTGTATGTGCAGGATATATTTACTTGACAAATTCCAAAGTAGGTTGGTGTGATTGGGTTGTGTCTAATTTTAAATACAAAGACAAGGGGAAAAGAAATATAGCATTAGTTAAGTTGGTATCAGCATTAACAGAGGCTTTGACTATACATGGTTGCAAATATTCTTATGCCTTAATAAAATCTGATTCACTGATAAATGTTTACAAAGAGATTGGATACGGTGAAGGGGATAAATATAATAAAGAAATGATTAAAAAATTATAATATGGCAGCAGCAACAACAATAATAGCAGCAGGAATATCAATTGCTGGACCTGCTATAAAGGGAATTATAGCTCAACAAGCGTCAACTGGTTCTTCTAGAGAGGCTGGTAGATTTAGAATACAACAACAAGAGCTTCAAAACTCATCAATAGCGCGATTAGAACAAGACTATTTTGAGGCGGTTAGAGTAAATACGGATGCATATGATAAAGCTTTAGAGATGTCTAACGTAAAAGGAGCTGAAATGGTTCAAGTGGCTCAAGAAGGCAATCAAAGAGGTGTTCAGGCAACTGCAGGAAAAGTAAAAGAAATTGAGCAAGCTGGTTTAAGTGATACTGCAGATAAATTTCAAGAAACAAAATTAAAAGTTGATTTAAAAAGGGCTGAATCTCAAGAAATGTCAGCAGCTGAAATAGCGGCTCTTGAAGACGATAGAGCGGCAGCGGCAGGAGTAAAGGCAGATGCCTTGGCTGCACAAGCAGATGATTTAAGTGGTGAAGCAGTAGGTTCTTTTATAGATGCAGGTGTAGGTGTTTTAAAATCATCGGTTACTGCATTTGGTGGAGGTGGAGCAAAGGGGAAAGCGGCTAGGAAAGCAGCCAGGGAAGCACCCGGGTACAATGCTCTTGATGACTTTAGTCAAAAGCTTGAGTCTTTTAGCGGTGTAGCTTCAGGTGGAAAAGAACTTGACCTGAGTAATTTTACACCAGAGCAAATAGCAGCATTAAAAGAAGCAGGATACATATCATAACAGATAAAAATATACAAAATTATGGCAGATAGTGCGCTTAAAGGAGCTATGTTCTCTGTAGAAAAAGGATTTACAGGTGTTGGAAGTAAAAGAACTACTTTAGATGCTATTACAAAAGGTGTTAAAGACGTTAATGCCTGGAAAACAGATATTGATGCCAAAAGATTAAAGCTAAAAACAGATATATCTACAGCTTTATCTGCTAAAGAAAAATCTGTATATGAGACAGATTATGGTGATGTTACTCAACAACAAAAAGCAATAGAACTTTACGATGTTTATAGAGACAACTTAAAAAACATTTACGATGGTGTTCGTAATGGATCTATTCCTCAAAATGAAATGCCTATTTATATGACAAATGCTTCTCAAGGATTTGACGTTATATCAAAACAGGCAGAAGATTATGGAGCTACATTAGAAAACATAAACGAGAGAGCGGCATCAGGTGTTTCAGGAGCAGTTGAAGAGGTTCTTAGTGGTTATTATACAGATGCAGCTGCTTTAAAAAACAATAAATTTGATTTTTCTCGAAATGGAGGTGTTTTTATTACGCAGTATGAAACCAAAAGAACAGACGGTGGATTTGGAACTGAATTAAAGTTAGATGAAAACGGCCTACCTATTCCAATAGACACTAGGACAAAATTGTATGTAAAGCAATTTAATAAATTTCCTGAAACTAATAGATTTAATGCTAACGAAACAATCTCTTTATTTACTGGAAAAGATACAGCAATTGGTCAAGCATGGTCTTTACTTAAAGAGGATAAAAATTTTGTTGGAAATGTACACACAACTTTCAAAAACAATCCGAATTTCGCAAAAACAATAATGTATGGTATAAACGGAGCTACATCTACATGGCAAAATATAGCTAGTATTACAAGTGACGACAACAATATGTTGTTTGACAAAGATGGAAAAAACGTTAATGTAACTTATATTAGAAATTATGAATATGCTCAACTAGAACCTGAAGAAAAAGATGCAAAAATTGATTATTATTATAGAGATTTAAATACAGGTGAATTGGTTTCTGCACAAATTCCTAAATATGCTCAACTAGAACCTGAAAATGGTTCGTTTGTTTTAAATGATCCAGATTCCCTTATTAAAAACGCTGCAAGAAACGCAACAGGTGAAGCTGTGTATAATGCTCTTAGTGAAAAAACAACAAGAGGTATTACACCACCGCAGGAAAAAACTCCTACAGATACTCCTTTAAACAAAATTCAAGACAAAAGAAAAAGACTATCAGGGGTAGACCTGTTAAAGAAAATAAATCAATATACTTCAGGAAGCCAAGAAGAAGTTACTGGGGCTGGAGAAGGCCTTAATATATCTTCTGAACTAAAGTACCGTTCTGTAAAAGACACAGTTGAGAAAATTGAGGGAGAAGATGTTGTAGTTGGTTTAGACCTTATGTTAGTAAATAAAAATGGGTCAACAACTCCTGTTAAGATTCCATACTATACTCAAAATTCAGAAGGAGAATATGTACAAAGACCTTATATAGATATATTAGAAGACAAGTACAACGCGTTTAAAGGTGTAGGTGCTCCAGATTTTGGTACGGTAATTAAAGAAGCTAAATCCCAAGGCATAAACTTAAATAATACTTTGTCTGCAGCTAATAGAGATAGAGAAAGAGAGGTTGTAAAGATTGTTGAGGTGACAGAAATACAAGCTGTTACACCAAGTACAGCTTTAGATACTAAAGGAAATACTGCTATAAGTGCTACCTTAAAATCAGCTGCTTTTAGAGACATTGAAAAAAATATGTTTAAAAATGAAGTAGATGGCAGCCAAGGGCCAGATTTAGCGTTACAGTTACAATCTAGTTTTGGACAGATGGTAGAAAAACAAGGAGCAAATCAAGGCTCTGATGTGAAGTTTGAGTTTAACCCAGCAAAGGGAACTATAAATTTAATCGTTAATGGTCGAACATTGGCGGTGGAGAAAATTACTGGAAATGATGAAAGTCTAAAAACAGCTGTTTCAATTCTGTTAACTGTGGCAGCAGAAAAAGGACTTCCTTCAAGAAAAAAATCGAAGAAAAAAGTTTCAAGCATAGAAAATAAAATCACATTTCAAGACTGGCTAAAGATACCTGGTAACGAAGGCAAGAGTCTTGACGAATGGAAAAAATCAAAATAGATGGAAGAAATTTATGACATGTTGCCTGAAGGAATATTCAATGACTATAATGGTTTTTCTGAATATATTAATCAAAATGGAATAGAAAGCGTATATGAAATGCTACCTGAAGGTATTTTTAATGATGAGCAGGGGTTTCTAGATTATGCATCTAACTCAGGATTAATTGAAAAAAAAAATCAAGTCGATACTCCTTCAAGTGGTCAAGAGGAAGTTACGGAATCTATTACAGAGACTCCAACAGAACTTGGCTCTTTGGATTCTTCTCAGGAAAACGTTGAGCAACCTGTAGAAGTAGCTGAACAACCTGTAGAAGTAGCTGAACAACCTGTAGAAGTAGCTGAACAAGATGAAGCTCCAGATGCTCCTGCAATAGATGGTGTAGCCACAATAGAGTTAATAGAAACAGATGGTGTATTAACAGATTTGACTAGTAACTTACTAGATGGTCTATTAGAGAAAAGAAATAAATTAGTAAAGGAAGAGAAAAAAAGAGAAGCCAAGTTAAGCCAAGCCCCATCTATGTACAGGTCTATGCTTGGGGATGATTTTAAAGAAAAAGATCAAGACTCTTTATTACAAATAGATGAAGATTTAAAGAAAAAATTATTAAACGATTTTAATATTAAAAAAGCATTAGAGAACGAAATTATAGATTTGTCTATAATAGACGGAGCTTTAAAAGGAAATGAAAATGATATTTTTACTTTAAGAAATCTAGGGGTAAAATCATCCGAAGAAACACAGCAAGAAATAGATGAAGGTGATTTAAACAATCCGTACTCGTACGAAGGGAAAACAAACATAGTAACCCGAGAACAAGTAGAAGGTTCAAATGTTAATTCTATGTATAATACAGATGCACTTCTTGGAATAGAGGGCATGAATATTTTAGATTTAGATGGATATTTAAATGAAAAAGAATATAAAAATCAATATCTAGAATTTGTAGAGAAAGGCATTGTGTCTTCAGACCAAGAAGATTACAACTACGTTTCAGGATATAGCCCAGCACTTGCATCAGAAAGAATAAGACTTGAATATTTAACTAACTATGTAAACAATCAAGTAGAAAGAAATGTAAAATCACAAATATTAAATTACCAACTAGAAAACGATGGTAAACTCCCTTATCTTGATGGAGTGGAATTAGACTTTACATCTGGTATAAACGAACAACAACTAACAGGGTATATTGAAGAACAATTTCCGTTAATGACATCAAAGCTAAAACAGCAAGATGTTAAAAACCAAGAATTGTATAAGGCTATGAAAAACGGTGAGTCCCGTGGAGGAACACAAGCTATTAAACAGGGTTGGAGATCAGTAGAGGATAGAATAAATAATTTTTCTGCTAGCGCCTATGATTTTTTGGGAGCTGATGATGTTGCTAATCAAATTAGAATGTCCCAAGCTGAAAACGAATTAGACAGAGGTGATTTTTTAAGATACACTTACGCTAGTGGTAAGGAGGCAGATGTTGATGGTACTGTATATCTTGTAGACGATGAAAATCAAATATATGACACCGAGTTAAACCTAAGAGTTACTAATGTTATTACAGAACAAGAGGCAAAGAAAATTAGAAAAGAAGTTGCCGCAGATGGTGTAGAAGGGAGAACCTTCAGTAAGGCAGGAGCCGCTATAACAACAGCAGGTATCGCTTCTGACATGGTTCTTCAAATTGCTTTAACTAGAGGAGTTGGTGTTACTGGACAAGGGATTAAAGGTTTTTTCTCAGCTTTTGATAGGGGTAGTAAGGTTATAAATATAATGAGTAAAGTTCCTATGAAAGCGACTACAGCTTCTGCTATGATTGCTCAAGGAACATTGTTTTCTACAAACTTGTCAGAGCAAACAAGAAGACAAGCTTTATCTAATGGTCTATCTGTCTCTCAAGCAGAAGAGCTTTCTGATATTGCCGGTATGCAAGGATTTGCTTTAGGTGCATTAACGGCCCCTATTTCTACACAAACCTATGCCATGGATAAAATATTTGGTAAGGCAGCAAAAGATAAAATAGTAAAAGGTGCTGCAGAGGCTTACGTAAAAAACGGAAGACAAGGTGCTATAAGTTTTTGGGCAAAAGTAAATAACAAAGCCCTAGAATACGTTAAGAGGGTTCCCTTGTATGGAAGAGAAGGAGGAAAAGAAGTTGTTCAAGAAAATATTCAGCAATCAGGACAGGCTTTTGTTATTGGAGACAACATAAATGAAGCAGCAGGAAGAGAGATAATGAATGATACTATTACTGGGGATCAATTTATTAACACAACAATACTTTCTTTAGCAGCAGGTTTAATGATGCCAATTGCGGGAGATGTTACTGCTGATGTAAAAACAAACTTTAATAAAAGATTTAGACCAGGGGTTGCTGCAATTGACAGGATGGAGGCTTTATACACTCTTTCAAAAGACGTAGACAAAACAACACAGCTTCTAAACAGCCAAGTAACAAAAGGAGTTTACACAGAAGAGCAAGTAGCTCAAATGTTAGAAAGTATTAATATTTATAGAAGTACTATAAATTCAATTCCATCTAATTTAAGCTCTGCAACAGCATTAAGCGTAATGGAAGATATAGACGCTATAAAAAAATTAGAAAATAAAATTATAAAACCTTCAGAAGATTATTTTAATGATAACACAAAAATAGAAGAACAAATACAGGCTTTAAGAAATAACATAATAACAAAAACTAATTTTGATAATTTATCAAATAAAGGAAAAACAAAGTATAAAGAAGAAGCTGGTAGACAATTATTTAATGAAGCAAGAGAAAAGGGTGAGCAAATAATTGAAATAGATAATGACGAAATTACTGAAAGAGCTATTCAAAATTTTCAAAATACTATTGAAGATGCATCTGCACTTGCATCAGAAAAAAGTTCTGAGCCACAAGCTTCACCAGACGTTGAGGAAAAAGAAAGCTTTATTACTGATAAAAAAGCAGAAAAAGTAAACGACTTAATAAATAGACCTGTCACTCTTACTAAGCTAGGTGGATCTAAGCTAGATACGCC